GTAATAGTTTTCTCATCTATATCAAATTGAGTAGTACCACTTGCTGAAGTACAACCAGTATATTTGTTTACTATTTTTGTTAGAGCAGCAGAAGTAAACACATTCATTTTGTGTTTTACATTAGGAATAACTCTATAGTTACGCATAATATCATCACTTCTAAATACTGGCTCATAAAAAATCTCATTTAGATTCGCACCTGAATAAGTTGCGAATGTTCCTTTATTTGCTACGTTTGCCATTTTTTATTATTTTTTAGTTATTAAATTTATTTCTCATCATTTGTGCCATAGCATTGTAAAAATCTGCATTAGCATCTTCTTTTTTGTTTTCAACTACTGCAGGGTCACCATCAGTTTCTATTTCAGTACCTTTAGCATCTGCCTTATTGATTTTTGCGTTCAACGCTTCTACTTCGTTAGTTAAAGTTTCGTTACTACCTTTAGCACTAACTAATTCATTTTCTAATGAAGTAATTTTTTCTGATAACTCTATGTTCTTAGCTTCAAAATCAGAAATTTTATTTTTAATTTCATCATTATCTCCAAGATTAACAGTTATCTCTGTGTCATTAGCAACTTCTTTAGAAACTTTTACATCAGATTTTACTGCTGCAACAATTTCTTCGACTTTACTATTGAACCATTCTTTTAACTCGTTAGTCATTTTTTTGTTTTTTATGTTATTATTAAATTTGTTTTGAATTTCCTCGTTTGTGATGTTCTTAAATTTAGATACATCATACTTAGCAGCAATCTTCATAGCATCTGAAATACTATCTACAAAGCCAAGTTCATACGCTTCATCTGCACTCAACCAAGTTTCATTATCCATCATCTCTGCAATAGCTTCATATGATAGTCCTGTCTTTTTTACATATATTTCTGTTAGTTCGTTAGATATTTTCTCAAGTGTAGCAGCAGACTTACGCATTTCTTTTGCATCACCCATAACACCTCCCCAAGCATTGTGTATCATAAATAAAGAATTTTCTGCCATTATAACCTCATCTGCACCAAGTGCAATAATTGTAGCAATACTAGCAGCTATACCTTCAATATATACAGTTGTGTTGTAAGTTCTTTTCTTAAGTACGTTATGAATAGCCATGCCATTAAATACATCACCACCTAAACTGTTTATACGTATATTGATTGGTCTATCTCCTAAACCTTTGATTTCTTCTATAAATTTTTGAGCAGTTACACCATGCGAACCTATCTCATCAAATATGTAAACTTCAGCAACTTTATTTGCTTTATTTTGAATGTTATACCAGTTGTTTTTCATAGATGCAAAAATAGATCTAAATCTATTTTATACTTACCTAATTTGTGTACAAAACTTTTAGTAGGATATATTATTTATGGTTACAGACTTTTTTCTTTCTTTGTAAACAATATTTTGTGCTTGACTTTCGCTTATTTCATATTTAATAGACAGATCCATGAAAGTGCAAGTTCTATTACCTTTGTTGGTAACTAACATTCTATCAAAATCAACAATAATCATGTAGTTTCTAACTCTTTTAGGTTCTATAATACCTCTTTCGACTAAATGTCTAATCATGTCTTTACAAGTAGGTGAATCTCCAAATCTTTTTTCTAGTTCTACACCAACAGTTTCAATGTAATCATAGACTATATCTACGTTATTTTGCCTTTGCTTTTTTTGAGCCAACAGTTTTAGTTTTTTTGTTTTTTGTTGTTTTCCACTCCTCTATTATTGTTTCCCAAAACTTAACTACTGCTTTTCTACAAGAACTGCATTTTAAGTCTTGTTTATGAGAAGGAAATAGAACATGCCATTCGGCAAACATAATATCTAATGCAACTGCATTATATTTAGAAAAATTATTTATATTATGTCTGTTTTTAGAAACAGCATTTTCTATCATTTCTCTTTTGTTTTTGTTGTAATTTTTTGCTATTTGTTTGAAATCCATATGTAATTGTTTACCATTTATCTAAAGGACACTTGCCAAAAAATTCTTTGGTTAAAGATGTTTTTGCATCTAGGAAACACTTGCATTTTGCACACCTTGCACCTAATGATATTTTTGGGTTTTTTAATAATAAAAAGTTTCTGTACATATTACAACTTTTACAAATAGCTAATCTTTCTAATTTGGTTTTTTTATCCACAAACATTTGTTAATTTTTTTTATAATTTTTAATAAACTCTAGTATGATGTTAATTTTTTCTTTTAGTTGTTGCATATTTTCTGCATTTTTCTCATGATGTTTAGAAAATGTATTCTTGACTTCATGAATACTAAAAAAGAAAAATTTATATAGTGCATACAATGCACCTATGAGTAAAACTAATGTTAACCCATAACTTTCAATAATTTTAAATATTTCTTCCATAATTGTTTTAGTTTTAAAATGTTACTTGTGATTCTATTACACTTACTGATTGTTGTGCTTGAGTTATATCTGATTCAACCACAACAACTTTACTACCTTGACTTACAGCACCCATCATTTGATTTTGACCTACAGCATTAAATTGCTGTTGTGTAAATGATGGCATATTTAAAAGACCACCATCTGCAAACTTAACACCACCTCCTGCTGCGTTCATTGCTGACAACTGACTTCTAAACATTGCTGTACTTCTTTTATTTATTACTGCTTCACCTCCTTCTAATTCTACTACTCTACCACCTACTGCAAACTTCTCACCACCAAAAGCATGTGACTTACCATGAACCATTCCACCATTAGCATACTGTATTACACCTCCTTCTCCAAATTCACTTGGTATCATAGATAACCCTCTATCTACTAATTTACCAATCATTATACCTGCAGTAGCAGCCACAGCTAAGTTAAATGGGAATGGAACTGTTTTTATTATTTGTGCTATTTGAGTAGCCACAGCTTCCATTATTCTTGCTCTAATAACAGATTTTACTGATTCTACAGCATTTTGACCAGATAGTGCTGCAGTTACAATATCTTCTTCTAATGCTGCCCTTTTATCTTCTGAAGATTGTTCTCCTAAGTCTTTTTCTAATTTAGTTATTTCAGTCATAATTCTTGTTCTTTCTTTTGCACTAATAACTAAATTATCTAACAATTTTTTTAAGTCATTTATTTCTTGTTGTATTAATTGACTTCTAACTCTTGCTGCTTGTTCTTCTGACAGATTACCTTTTATCATTTCATTTAATTGAAAATCTAAAATTTCTCTATCAATATCTAATTCTATTTTTTTTGCCTTGTTAACCTTTTCTACTTCTATACCTAGATTTTTTAATCTATCAATTTCTGCTTCTATACTTTGTATTTTTTTATTTTTTGCAATGATTTCAGCTTCTGTAGTTTCTGGCATCCTGTTTGCTAAATCTAATAATTTTTCTTGCTCAACTATTAAAGACCTAGCAGCAGTTTTTTCTTGTTTTTTATTTTTAACTAATTCTTGACCATTTAATTTTTCTAATCTTATCCTTTCTTTTAATCTTCTTATTTCATCTTCAAATAATTTTTTTTGTTCATCATTTAATTCTGTAGCACCTTTTTTTGCTGCTATTAAAACACTTTCTCTTTTTGCTTTTTCAAACTGTAAATTTTTAATTATTTTTTTAGATTGCGCTATAGAATTTCCAACTTGTTGATTTATTAACTTATCAAACCTTTCGTTTCTCTTTAATATTTTTGCTTGTTGTTCTTCAAACTCTTTAAGTTTTTTTGTTGTTTCATCTGTTTCTTTACCTAAACCTGTAAATTTTGCAATTAAACTTGATATACCTATTACTGCAAGACCAATACCTGTTCTTGCTAATGCTGTTGTGAATAATCTTGTTGCATTTATTGCTAAAAAAGTTACAGCATTATATGCTACTGTAGCCACCCTAACAGCAGCTAATCCTGCAGCATATATACCTAAAAATTTAGTTACCTGTACTATATTTCTAATTAACTTTACTAAAGCATCGGAATTATCTGTTAATCTATTAAAAAAGTCAGCTAGTTTATCTACAAGATCTTGTAATCCCCCTCCTAATTTTTGTGTTAACTCTATGGCTAAACCTTCAGTTGCAGACCTTAATCTTTTGAATGAACCCTCTAAAGTATCTCCAACAATATTAGCCATTCTTCTTGCTTCTCCAGATGCAGCATTAAAATCTCTTGTAAGATTTTGTATTCTATCAGAACCCTCTATCATTGTTCTAAAAGCAGCAACTTGTCTTATATCTACAAGACCCATAATTTCCTCATTGTCTAATGCTTGAGAGTTTAATAATGTTAATGCTCTTTGTAAATCATCTGAACTGTTTACTGTAAAACCTAAGTGTTTTGACAAATCAGATGATGAGTCTTGCATTTTTAAGAAAATATTTCTCAAGGATGTACCTGCAATAGATGCTTCAATACCTGCATCTGTTAAAGCAGCCATTACTGCAGTAGTTGACTCCATAGATATACCTGCTCCTGCTGCAATAGGTGCTACCTTTGTCATAGATGTTTGGAACTTTTCTATATCTAAAGCAGATGATCTAAAAGCTACTGCCATCACATCAACTATTCTACCTGTTTCTTCTGCATCTAACCCAAAACCTCTTACACTTGCACCTGCTACTATCGCTGCTCTAGCTAAGTCTGTATCAGTAGCTGTTGCTAACAAAAGAGTTGCTTCTTGAGCATCTAATATTTCTTGTGTAGAAAAACCTAATTTACCAAAGTTAGTTTGTAATTCAGAAACCTGTTGAGCAGTAAAGAATGTAGAACGACCTAAATCTTTTGCAGTATCACTAAGTAATTTAAAGTCTTTATCTGATGCACTTGTAACTGCTCTAACCTTAGCCATTTGAAATTCAAAATCTCTAAAAGATCTTATAGAATTACCTATGACTTGATTTATTGTTCTAAAAGCAACTACAGCAGATGTAATCCCTGCAGCCATCCTGCCAAAACCTTTTGTCAAATCACCTGCACTCCTACTTGCTTTTTTAGTTGTTTTACTAAGGTTATCTAAATCTCTTTGTCCTTTGACCTGAACCTGAACTATTATTTTTTCTGTATTTGACATATATATTATATATTAAAATTGTTCTACAACTGTTGTTTTTGGATTATTTTTTCTAATTATTTCACTCATCATGTTTGCTACATCTACACCAATTGATGGTGCTAATTTGTTTACAATATCATCTTTGTGTTTTCTTACAGTATGACCTGCAAAATCTGTTCTTCTTAACCTATTACCTTCTGACCAATAAACGTATGGTTTACCATAACCTCTTTCTTTGAGTTTTTTAAATATAGGTGCTGCTGCTCTTAAAGGTAATCCTTTATGTCTTGCCCATTTTTTTATTGCAGGTAGATTTGGTGCTTGTGCAAAAGCAGGATTATTTACAGCTTTCCAATAACTTACAGAGGAACGCACATTTAAAATATTATCTCTACCTACATGGTATCTTATACCATTTATTAATTTACGACTAGCAACATGCTTTTGGTCAATAAGTTCTTGCTGTAAACCTTTTCTAAGCATTTTTCCTACTTCATGTAATGTTCTATTTGTGTGTTTTAATTTCATTATTCTGCAGGTATTTCAGGGTCATCAACTTGTTCTAGTGAAACATATTGTACGTTAGATTTATAAACAGTTGAAAAGTTTTCATTTATATCTGCTGCTTGTGCAGGTATTAAATATTCATCTTTTCTTTTAACAGATATTTCTTGTACAGACATAGTGTTAGCTTCTTCAGAAGGTTCATGTCCTGCCTGAAAACTATTTGTAAAATCTATAAGTATTATATCTTGTGGTGTTTGAGCAGTAAATTCTGATGTTAATATCATAGCAGGTAAAGTTGTTGCAGGATCACTTGTTATAACAAAACTTTCTTCTGTGTTTTTTAAGTATATATCTCCAACCTCATAATAACTAAGTATAGAACAAGTGCCACCTGTAGTTAAATAATTTTGCAATCTAACAGAAACTCTATATTCAAATCCTACAATTAATCCTGTCAATTTTTGATATATACCTCCATGTGTTACTGGAGTACCTGATGCAGCACCTGAATTAAATGTAACATAATTTGTGCTTGCAGATGGTGCAGAAATACTACCATAAGGACTGCCACTTGTATGATATTTAAACCAAGTATTTAATTTATAAGTAGTGTTACTTACAACATCATGTGACCAGTCTGTTGCAGTAGTTGCTCTATCTGTCGCACTAGATAAATGTTGAGATATGAAATTATTTCCTAAAGCAACATGCTCTGCATCATAAACATTTAAAGAAACATTTGTTGTTAGACCTTCTTGATTTGGAAGTCCAGTTAAACTATCTATTTGTTGTTTTACTCTTACTGGCATATTATTGTGTTGTTAAAGGATCAGGATTATCACCAAAATTAAATGGATCTTCTACTGTTGGTGGAGGTGTAGCACCAAAAGTACCCACATCTATCCATTCTATTAATTCAACTTTTGTAGATTGATTTTTATGTGGTTGATAATCAATTATTTTATTTAACCTCCAATAACATCCATCTACATATATTAGTTTTGTAAAATCTAAACCTACAATGTCAGATATTTTTATATCAAAGTAAGATGTTTGTATTCTAGGTTTTACCTTAAATTGTTCAATCATATACTTGTAATAAGTTTCAAACAAACCTTTCACAGTAACTGGATTACCTAAATTACCATTATTATCATCAAATGTTTGTGCAGTTATGTTACCATAACATAAATTTGGTGAATCTGGATCAAGTCTATTGTAAGATGTTGCTTGAGGATAAATAGGAAATATAGGATTATCTGCAGCATTAGCATTAGCAGATACAAATTTTTGATGACTTGCCCACATTTGCACTACAAATCTTTTTGTATGACCTTCTTCATAAGTAGCGTTTGGACTATACTTATTCCAAAATAATAATCTAGGTTTGTAATCATATCCTTTATTACATCTTCCCATTAAATTAACATCATTGTTACATTCCCAAAGTATTGCATTTTTAGCTGAATGTACTGGCACACTTCCATCACCCTCCATATCTCTATCTGAACCACATACAGTACCTGAAAAGAAAGGATTTTCATAAACAGAAAGACCTCTTTCGAATGATGTGTCTAGGTTTTCTTGATATGGGAAAACATCTGGAATACCATTAAAATATTGCTCACCCATAGCAGCTACCTTGCCATCTTTACTATCTTCTTTATAATTAAACTGTAGCTGTCTTTTTAAACCTGTTTTAAGTTCTTTATATTCTGATGTTTTACTTCTGTCTAATTTATATGTCCAATCAATTGCGTTTGCATAAGTTTTGTAAAAATCATTAAAAGGTTCTATAGTAACCTGTCTGCTTGTTTCATCTGTTGTAATCTTTAAATTAAAAGCATGTGCTATACCTTTAATAAAATCTATCTGTCTATATTCAGGATTTATAAGTTTTGCTAAATCAAATTTTTGACCCCACTCTAAGTAATCTGGATTAAATAAATATTGTATAGAACCTCCATTACCCTGTAACTCAACATCATAGCTGTAAAAAGTACCTGATGCTGCAGGATGTTGTCTGTTATGATAAAACCTTATGTAAGGTAAAACTTTATCACCTCTGTTTAGCCATATTGTTTCAGAAAAATCTACTATTAATTCTTTAGTATGATTTTCAAATACTGATGTACATGGTGATCTGTCAAATTCATGTGGACTTTGGTATGAAAAAGGAGTTTCGCCTACTGTTTTTACTAATACACCTATTTGTACTTTTGTATCATGTAAGTGAAAACTGCAACCACCTCCAGAATATTGTAAATTATCTATTAACAATCTTAAACCTTCAAATCTTATAGTGTAATATCCATATTCTGGTGCATAAAAATAACCATTACTATTTCTATATCCAAATACAGTATTACCCCAATCACTTGCCGTAGAGTGTGTGGGGTCACAATTACCTATCTCTCCACAACCATAATTATCTATAGTTACTGTTGATGAATCTTCAATTTCAAAATAATGTAATTTTGAAAAATTCCCTGTTGGAGACTGACCTGAAAAAGTACCAGAAGAAGGGTATCTTACAGTTTGTACTGTTGATTGTGAAAGACCACTTGACTGTAAAGGAATACTTGCAGAACCTAATCTTGCTTTGAAAGAATATCTATCTGTTCTTTCTGATGGATTATTGT